CCTGGATCTGTTGCATTATTATTACCACCTCCTAATGAAGCCATTGCGGATTGGTTGGCTGCAACATTTGCAGCTTCTGAACCTAAATCTCCTGTATCCACTGCACTACCACTTGCAGCTTTAATACCTTTTAACTTTCCAGAATTTTCCATGGCATAGAAAACAGATTTACCTTTTTTCGTACCGTAGCGCTTCTCCATGGAAGCTAATATTTTTTTACCCTTTTTGTTTAGCGGCATTTTGTTTTGCTCCTTGCATAGCTATTTTTTCTTCTGCGATTCTTATTCTCTCTGCAGCTTGATCTTCCGCTGATTCTAACTTCATTTTATCAAGATCTAGTCGATCTTCAAACTCCATTGTTTTTCTTTCTTGATCCATCATATTTTCTTGAGCTTTTCTTTGTAAATCCATTGCTCTTAAATCTAATTCTCTTTGTTTTAATGCAACTAAAGGATCTTGTTGTTGTCCGCCTGCTTCTTCTTGAGCTAACATTGTAGTGATCTCTGCAACTTTTTTAGCTACCATTGAATCAAATAAAATCTTAAATCCTTCTGGATCTTGTTCTGCTTGCATTGCTAATTCAGGAGTATTTTGTACCAAATCTCCTATTTCACCATGTGCTTTTAACGCAATGTGATCTGATATATGTCCTTGTAATAATGCATACACCATTGGATTAATTTGTACCATTCTTGTTGCCATAAAAGCTCTATGAGCTGAAATATGAGCGTCGTGATCTTGTTGAGGGAACGCTTTTAACATTTGCATCTGTAATGCTTTAGCATTTTCTGTTGCTGGATCCTCTGGAACTGGTTGAACGACTGGATTTAGTAGTGCATCAATATTTTTTGTACCTAAAGCTTCATAAACTCTTCTGTAAGCCTCTCTTAAATTGTGCATTTGCGGATTTGATGCTGCAATTTTCAAATTTTCGTTTGCTAAAGTCACTCTTTGCGACATAGAGAAGATATTTGGATCTGCAACAGGAATTACATCGACTCTATCGTCAAAATCTTGTAATTTTACGAATCGATCTGCGTTTGTAACTGCATAGGGATACACAGGAGGCAGATAATCAGCAAAAACTTTTGCAAGTAATCTAAATTCTTGTCTCATTGCGTAGTAACAACGCTTGTGAATAGCACTCATGACCCTCGAACCACGCTCCAAGAGCGCAATTGTTGTTCCAACAGCTCTATTTTGAGCATCTTCACCTAATTGCATGTCTGCAATCGCTGCAAAACGCTGTCCTGCTTGTACAACAAAGCCTAAAAGTTGGAATAAAGTTGCACTTGGCTCTTTAAAAGGTAAAATTTGAAACTGATCTCGTATATTTCCTCCAGGAGCATCCACATCTCTGAACTCTCCAGGCTGAAAAGGTTGGTCATCATCTCTAATTCTGATTCCTCTAGACTTAAATCCAGCAGGTAAGTTGGCTAAAGTACCTGCATCAAGCAATTGTCTTAATGCTTGAGTTGCAGATCGTGATAATCCACCTATCATATGAATTAAACCGAAGCCATAAAACCCTAAACCAGGTAAAAATTTGTAATGAACGAAGTAATCTTTTCTAGACATCGTGTCATCATCTTGTAAATAGTTTCTGTAAATAGATAAAACTTCTCCTGAACCTTCATCAATAGATACAATGTAAGGTAATTTAATTTCTTTTTCTGCATTTTCTACTTCAAACTCATTTAAGTTTAAATCAATATGCATTTCTAAAATATTATACTGATATTCTTTTTCTCCAGCAGGTTTAACTCCCTCTAATTCGTTTAACTTATCTTGTATTGGACTTTTTTCTGCTTGTTTTGGTAATAACTCTACATCTCTATAGAATCCAGCTTTTTGTTGTTTCAGAATATCATTTTCTGACATCTTAACAATGTGTGTAATTCTTTCACAATCTTTTAAATCAGTTGCATAATAAGGTACTACTAAATCTTCAGCAGGTACAAATTTAGCAACTGCTCTTTGTTTAATTTCATCATAGTAAATTTTTTTAAATGCAGATCCTGCTAATGGTAAATAAAATAATAATTGATCTGTGTCTGGTGTGTATTCTTCCATTTGTTCCATCAACATATAGTTCATGAAATCTTTAACTCGTTCCGCTTGTTGTGCAACTTCTGGAGTATCTGCTCCTATAATCTGTGTTCTTACAGGACCATCACTTGGTAATAATTCTTTGTACGCTTGTGCTTGAAATTGTGTGACTGCTTCAGATAAGAGCGGATGGGTAACACCACTTGCACCTGCAAAAGGTCTAGTGTTATTTACATACTTGAAACCAAGTAAGTCTAAACCTTCAGTGTAAGCCTGTTCCCAATCCGATCTTGAAACTTTATCCTTTTTAAAATCAGAAACAAGTTGTGAAGAAATACGACCAAGCGTTCGCTCGTCCATTTCCTCTGCTAAGTTTCTATAGAAATCTTCTTCAGGTTGCTCTTCAGGAATTTCTTCCTCAGCACCTTCAACTTCTACATCTACTTCTTCAACCGCCTCTTCAGTTTCAGGAAGTTCATTTTGTTTTTCTACTTCAGCCATTGTTAACTTAATTTAGTGGGCTTATTTTTTCCTAATTTGCATCCTCTAGACATAACCATTGTACCATTCGATGCTTTAATCATCTTACCGTACTTGGCACCATCCATAGATCCTAAACCAAACATTTCAGAAGATTTAGGTCCCATTTTAGGTAATCTCATTTTAGTTTTAGGGTTTGTTGTAAAAACTTCATCTGATAAAAAATTTTTAACTCTGCCAAAAACACTTGAATCTGCTGCTGCTTTTTTAGCTGCAATTCCAGCTTCCATATTTTTTCTCATTGATGATGCTAGTGCAGTATCGTTAGCCATTTCAGAACCAAGATCAGCTGTATCTACAGGCATAGCTTTTTTAGCAGCCCCCATAGAACCAAGCATTTTAGCTCCTGCAACTCCTGCCAAACCAGCGATGATTGCTTTTTTTAATTTTTTGCTTGCCATGATAATTATCTCCTTATTGTTATAACAGGTTTATAATATCATGCAAATATATTTACGACTAGACCACCCTCATTATAAGCTTTAAAAGGCTTGTTAATCATATCAGGAGAGATTTTGATAGCGAATGCATCAAAATATAATCTAGGATCTCCCTCTGGTATTTCTTGGACATCGCCGTCATATCTTCCAGAATAATATTCTGCTTCTTTTCTAGTTTTAAAAGCTACCTCATGTTCTGTTCCTGCTGAATCTTTATCTAATTTAAATTTAGTATTTGTTCCAACATTCTTAACAATTTTAAAAGGCTTCTTAGGATCCGACTTAGCTACCTTAATAACTTTAACTTCAGAGTTATATTCTCTAGCTAATCGTTTCATCTCCGCAGGCAGTGTTGCATCTTTCTTAGGATCTGTTTTTACTTTTCGATCTGCTTTCTTACTAAACACTTCATAGTTATCAAATCCAGCTTTACCATTTCTTGTTCCATAAAATTCTATGTCACCTAAGTATTTATCTCTTTTAGCATGGTGTAATCTTTCTACAGGAGAGATTGCTACCCATTGAACATCACCTCGACTAGCTGCATCTTTAATTGTATTCTTTAATGCATGACCACCCCAGTTTTCTTTTCCATATAACGGTAAGAAAGGAATTCCATCTTGAGCTTTATTCGATGTTATATTTGATAGGTTCATAGAGTTAGCTTTTAATTCGTTAAAGTCTGATTTGAGTTTATTAAATCTTTGAGCCTCTTCGTTTGTCATACGAATTCCTTTATTCGCAATCGCTTTCATATCGTTTACAATTTTTTCTAACTTTCTATTTGCAGAAAAAAATTCTACTTCAGTTCCAAATGCATTAACCACTTTAGCTCTTGTTGGATCTACGTTTCTTAATTTTTGATTATAGTCTGATTGTATTTCATCAATCATCATTACTTTTTGATTAGGTTCTCCACCTGCTCGAACACTACCTCTTATATGATAGATTTGATTGGGTACTCCTGAGTAGTGTCTGTTATATTCACTTGATAATTTTTGACCCATCGGTAATGGTTTAGGATAGTAAACTACATTTTCGAAATACTCATCACCACCTTTAATTCTATATTCATTATAACTTCCATATTTAGGCATCATGCCTTGTGTACTTTGTAATTGTAGCTTTCTAAACATTTCCGTATCTCTTCGTTTTCCTAATTCAGTAATTTTAGATACTTCGTTCGTATCAATATCAATTCCTAATCTTCTTGCTCTTTGTACAATAGATTCATAACCGCCAATCACATCCCCAAAAGGAGATTGATTGAAATCGTCATAAGAGTCACTTGAAACCACTCTAAATTTATTATTCATTCTAGCTGTGACTTTACCTGCTGACGTTTGTAAAGAATTTACATCTAATAACAAATTCTGAAGTCCATCACTTGTTGGAGTTGCAAGAATTTTTCCTCTAATGTTTTCTAATGCATTATTAACTTCTCTACCAAAATCTTCCGCTTCATCAACAACCTTAATATTCGTATTATACTTTCTCATAACTAGATTGTTCACAGGAGCTTTTTCAACGATGTACAGTAAATCCATTTTAGTTAATGGAATCTTTTTCTCTTGTGCTACTTTTAAAAAACCACCAATAACATTCCCTGCTTTATCAAACTGTATTAAGTTTGAATCCCATAACTCATCTTTCTTAACGGCTTGTGAGATTTGTTTAAACTCAGGGTTTCCTGTTTTAAAGGATCCAGGACCACTTGATTTAAAATCTTTAATCCACTCTTCAGGTTTTCTTGCACCTGAAACAGGATGTCTTGCAATGTAATCCCATAACGAAGATCCAATACGATTGGTCTTACCTCCACGAGATAAAGGATTATTATAAGCTAACTTTCTTAGCTCATTTGATTTAGCAATTGCTTCTTGTCTAATTTGTTCTTGTAAAGGAATCTGTGCTTGTGTCATTGCACGACCACGATCGACTTTAGTCGGTACGATCGATAAAATTTCTTCGACTTCATCTACTGGTTCCGTGATCCGTGATACGGGTGCCTTTGGTGTTTTGAGTGAAGATAATTTTTGTATGGCTCTACCGATAGGGGATCTAAGAGCCACGGCTCCTGCACCAGCTAACGCCAATCCCGCTACACCCTTCAAGGCGCTCGGTTCATAAGGTTGTGTGTAATCTTCTTTGTTAGTAGGAACGGTTGAAGTTGGTTCGCTTTCGATTTTCTCGAATTCTATCAGTTCCTTTAATCCAGCCATTACCTAACTCCATTAAACTTTGTTCCTTGAATCGCTACTCCGCCACCATTAGAAAATTTCTTAGTCCACTTAATCCCAACATCCCAAACAGTATCTCCACTTCCTTTGAAAGTATCTTTACCAAAAGGATGTTCAACATCAGCTCGACCTGAACCTTTTCCTGCTTTACCTGAAATTTTTATATTATTGTTTTCATCTCCAAAACCAAGTTCACTCTTGATACCATAATACCTGTCCTCTGTTTTAACTTTAACTTTTCCTGGAACAGGTTCTGATGAACCTTTGGTAATATTTAATTCAGGTCCTATTTTAAAAGTTGCCATTAATCAATTAAATCTTTGATATAATCTCCACCTTTAGTAATTACTATCTCACCACCCATAGATTTTTTATCTACTTTTTCTTCTTTGTCTTTGAATTTTGATTTAGCGTACTCGTATCCCGCACCAACACCTGCGCCTACTTTGACAGCTGTATCAAGTACTTTACCTATAACTGTTTTTTTAGCAGCTTTTGTTAGCACATCTGAAATTTTTGAAGCTGGTTTTAATTTTTGATTTGCTAATGCAGAACTAGCGTCAGCAGATGTAAGTCCACTTAACACAGCTCTTCTTTCTAAGAAAGATTTTGTATCGGCTAAACCTTTACCACTTGTATTACCTGAACTTAACAGAGCTCTTCTTTCTAAGAAAGATTTTGTATCGGCTAAACCTTTACCTTTTGTTTTTTCACCCATGATATTCTCCTAATAATATTTATATTCTTTGGGAATTTTATAGAACTCTTCTTCATAATCATCAATTATCTCTATAAAATTTCCTTGACGATATCTTAACACAGCTTGTGTTGTACTGTCGACATAGTCATCATGAGCTCCATGCGGAAAGGCTGCACATTCTTCGATGACTTCCTCAGCAAACTTTTCGTCCTCTGGATAGTAAATACCGCCACTTTCGAATATAGGAGAACAAGCATTTACCCTAGAATGCTT